ATATCAATTTCAGTGTTATTGTATGTAATGTTCTCAACACCTACTGTGAATCTTGGAGTAGCATTGATGTAAGAAGCATTACTGTATGATGGACAACCAGCAAGGAACAGACCATTGCTGTGAGCATTAGAAGGCAAATACAATGAAGCATAGTATACACAAGAAGATTTAAGTTCAGTAATGTTAGGATTGATGTGCTTCAATGGGAATTCATTTCTACCTTGTGTTACTTCTACAGGACCAGTATCACCAACATAATCAGTATAACCAGTACCAAAGTCATAGACATACATGGCGAGCATAATCTTCTTACCGCTGAAAGCTTGCTTTGCGTAGATACCAATTAGAGTAGGATTTTCAGTCTCACCATCATCTACACGAATGTCGTGGTTGATAGGAACTGTAAAAGCCTGACAAAGCATTACTGCACCATTAGAAAGATTACCGATAACAGTTGGGTCAGCAAAGTCATATACGTTATCAACATTTGGCATATCAAAGTTAACTGTTAACTGAGTATCAAGGTCAGTCTTTAACTTCTCGACAGTCTCAACAACATCAGTAACTTCACTGTCAATTTCAACTTCTAATGTATCTGCATCAAAGGACAGACCTTTACCAGCTTTAACTTCAAGTTCATTTGAAGCATTGACTGTTAAGCCTTTACCATATTTGACAGATATGTTATTGTTAGTAATATCAATAGCATCACCAGCAGTGTATGAACCACCACCGCTACCATTGATAGATACACCGTTCAGATTATGAACTTCTACCCATAATTCAGATACCTTACCACCAGATATAGCGGCAAAGGCTACATTATAGTTGACATCACGACTTAAATTGTATACATCATACGAAATTTCAAAGTCTTGTGGGTCAGTAATAGTATTATCTACATCTACGTTAATACCATTAAATGCACTATATTCAATATATGTTATAGTATTGTAAGTATTTGCTGCAGAATTAGCTACATAACTACCACGAACAGTAAAGTGATAAGAATTACCTTTCTTCAACTTAATAGCATAGTTGTTAAGGTCTAAGTTACCTTTAATCTTTGCTAACTGTGCTTGAGTTATAACATTAGTTGCTCTGAACTGACCATATTCAAGTTGGTCATCTACATTTACAGAAAGGTCAAATGTCTTTGTGTTAGTCTGAACATCTGTAGATTCAGTAACTTGAACAGAATTATCTTCAGAAGTAATTTCAACATTAGGAACTTCAGGTGGCAAATCAATGTCTTCAAATTCGACATTCATTTCACCATTAGCATTCTGTGTAATCTTCTTAATTGTCTTAGTAGCTGCACCATTGAAAGTCAATGCAGTCTGCTTATCTTTCTTATCATCAAGCTTATCATTTATTTCATCTTCAAGGTCACTTACATCTTCCTTTGTAGCAATAATGTCAGTATTAACAGAAAGGTCATACTGAACACCATTAGGAAGTTCAGTCCTATCAACTAATACAGTTCCATCTGTACCAAGAATAACTACATCTTCAGCAGTTGAAATTGCATCGTGAAGTGTAATGTCTTGAGAGAATAATTCTTTACCGTAGTAGTCACATACTACGATAGTGTAAGAATAAATCGGATCAGCAAATGCAGTAGCACGGCCATTATTATCAAGAAGAACAGGATTGCTGTTCACAACAGTCCCGTCTTCATCGTGATATGTAGTAGCAAGAGCAGTTCTACCTTGGTAATAAATGTAAATCTTACCACTTGTTAAGTTAGAACCATTCTTATTCTGAAATTGCTGGGTAACGTCCCATAATGCTCTTAATGCCATATTATTAAATCCTCATAATTATTTATTACCAGAAATAGTACATGTAACTTGTATTGAATGCATCAGCAGCTAGACCTCTACAACGCATGAAGTAGTCATTCAGATTTTCTGGTGTGTAACCATGTGCGTCTCTCCAAGCGATAAAGTCAGAATCTTGTGAGTCTGCTATCATTTCAGAAAGGTTAACTAACGATACAGTTGCCAAGTTAGTATCAGTACCAAGTAACATACCAAAGCCCCAGTCATCTGTTCTAGTGAATACAGGCGATGCAATAGCTAAGTCATTTTCTATCAAGAAGAATCTTGGGAATGTTCTGTATGATACCTTGTAATTAGCTGAACTATTGGATTTACCTCTCATCCAAGATGGATTCCAGTCAGCCCATTCTGTCAAGCTACAATCAATTTGACCAGTATATCTATCTTTGGGACAAATACCTTTATTACCAGCATAATCTACATAATGTGTAATACCAGATGTAGTGTATGCTGCGATTGCTCTCTTAGAAGTAGTAACATCAATCCAGTATGGGCAAGTAAGGCCATATACACCATTGAATGTGTTATTAACGATTCTTACATTCCAATAAATGTCATACTGTTCACCTGGCACGAATGCTATGTCACTGTCAAATACAGAATTCTCAGCAACAATCTGGAATACTTTATGTTCAGAAGGTGTCGTAACAGTTAGCGGTGTAATGTTAAGCTGTGCTGAAGTAGTAATGTGAGAATTGTATATTGCTACATTATTACTGTTGATAGTACCAGCTACATTTGAATCTTCAAATACAACAGGAACGTCACCTGATATATTCATTTGCCAACTAGAATCATTACATCTTACTGTACCCCTGTTAAGTGTCCAACCATTTCTTACAATAGAATTGTCAGATACATATAAGCTATTCAAATAAGGGAATGCACTTATACGAACATTAGAATTTACAAGGCTAAGTGACTGACCATTAAATTCTAATACGTTGCTGACATAGACATTCTTAAGCTCATACTGCATGGTTGATGTACTCTTACCCATTGTCAAAGAATTGACAGTACCATTCTTGACTGAGTTATATTCAGTAGCATCGATAGTAGCTGCAGTATGTCCTTTGAGGTCAAGAACAGTAACACCACCCTTATAAGCAGTATTTGCCAAGTTAGACAAATCTTCAAATTCATCTGCATCAAATGTGCATTCATAACCAGAAAGAGTGCTAAAATCAATGTTGGCAGGATAGATAGCATGATTTAAGTAATACTTATCAGTGAACTTCATGTTAATGAATCTGCACTTAGAATCACGCTGTAAGAATGGACTTTCACCAACTACAGTACAGTTATTGAAAATCAGAATGTTGTCATCTGAAGTAGTTGTGTTAAGAGCAGCACCACCGCTAGTATAGAATGTTACACTAGTGTTAGTCATTGTTGCTATAATTTCATTATTTGTCCAGTTACGACCATCACAATACTTATGCTTAGAAGCACAACCCCAGAAAGCTCTGGCATTCTTATACCAACAAGAATGAATTGGACAGCTAGAATCAGTTGGCAAAAGGTCACCAATCCAAGTAGTAGGCTTACCCTTAACATCTATCCAAGAACATTCAAGAGCATAATCAAATTGAGTATTAGATGCAATAAGAACACGCTTTGAAGTAGTCAAGGCAGCATTTGTATAATGACCAGGCACGAAGTAGATACCAGGTGCAGTCTTTGTCTGGTCACTACCAACAGTGTCAACATAAGTAAGCAGAGCATTGATGTTAGCTTCGTGGCCAGGATATACACCGTAATAAGTTGAAGGAATGTAAGCACCATCGAACTTAAGAATCCAACGACCATTGTCAATGTTGTCATTCTTTACGATATAACCATTATCAGGTGTCTGATTGCAGTTAGGGTCCCACACATAAGTTCTAGCTTCACAGTCAAATTCATTCCAGTAACCAACTACATTGACTGCACCAAGTTCTGTATTAGCTTCTTTTAGTCCAGATAAGCCAATTACGATAGTGTCATTCTTGACTTCATTTTCAGAAAAAGCACCATTCCATTCACGAATGAATTGCCAGTTATTTGTATCATCATCTACACGAGGGTCAGAGAAGTTACCAATGTACTTATAAAGTCTGCAAAGAACAAGTTGCTTAGCAAAATAAGTATGTTCTGGACGAGACTGCAAATTGAGATATACTGGGTTAGTTGCTACAGTATATCTTTCATTTGAACCGTCATAAGTGTAAATGTCAACATGATTGTTAGATACAGGGTCAAAGACTTCAATCTTTGCACCCGGAATGATTTGGCGTCTATTATCTAAAATCAGTTCATCTTGATTAAGAAATGGAATATACATCTTAGATTACTCCTTGATTCATTGCTTTAATTTGTTCTTTACGAAGAGAGATAGCTTCTTTTTCTACACTCATCTGTGCTTTATCTATTTCAGCCTGTGTCTTAGCCATTTCAGCAGGATTGCCAGCAGCAATTTGAGCATCAAGTAATTTCATTTCCTTTTCATGTTCAAATTTCTGGTTATTCAAAAGAATCTGTTGTTCAGTTGAATATGCCTGTAACTGTTGCTGAAGTTGTAAGTCATTGAGCTGCTTCTGAAGGTCAAGAATCTGTGCATCTCTGTTCTTGATTTCAGTATTAGCTTGCTGCAACATCTGCTGTGCCTGAATTTCACCTTGAGTTGGCTGAGGCTGTAAGCTATTCTTGAACTTGTTAATGTATTCGTTATCAGATTCAATTTCACATTCTGCCATGAGCAACTTACGCTTATCTTCATCAGAAGTAATAAGATTTGCATAAGTAGACAACTGAACACGTGCTTCTTGCTTACTCATAGCATCATCAGGACCAGCAACAACTGTTACTTTAATTTTACCATAAAGTGGCTGCTTATAGATTTCTTCTGCGAATAGCAAGCCAATCAACTGCATAGAATACTTCAAATGATAAATGTAATTACGAACATTGTTATTGAAGGTCTTCTGGTTAGTCAATACTTCAGTTGCTGTTCTTTCAATTTGAGATTCAAGACCAATAGCAGGAATACCGACAATAGAGTTAGTTAACTGCAATGACTTGTCCATAAGTTCAGATACATCGTTGAATACAATCTGATTATCTTCACGATGTGGAGGGTCAAGCTTACGAGTATGGTCTTTAGAATACTCATTGTAGATACGAATTGGGTTAAGATTTCTTTCAGAATTCTGCCAATACTTTTCTCTACCTTGAAGAGCTTCATCGCCACCTACCCAAGTATTTTTTGGGACCTTAGAAGCACGTATGATAATCTGACGATAAGCATAGTTAATCATTCTCTGAATAGGACGCATGATAGTTGTAATACCTGTCCAAGACTGCTTAGATGCAGATGACCAGTCAGATTCACCAAATACTGGTACTACAGGAATATAAGAATAAGGCAGAACTTGAGGTTCTTCAAGTAACTGATCACCAGCAAGCTTATAACAAATAACCTGATTATTTTCTTTTTCGTAATATGTTACAAGCGGCATCATTGTCTTTCTATCATAATCTTCAGAAATGTCAATGAGTGGCTTGTAGTATTCATTCAAGTATTCGAGATTATAGTTAGTCTTGAACCATTCTTTTGACTTAATTTCTACGATTGCAGCCTTAGTAGCATCTGCAAAGTTAAGACGAGATGCATTTGGGTCAAGACGAACATTAGTTACATCTGGAATAGAATAAAGGACTGGCTTAATAGAACCGTCAATGTCATAATCATTTGAGAATACAAGAACACCAAGTGCTGTACCAACTGCATTAGAAAGTGCTTCAACTGTTGCAGTAGAATTATCTGCATCAGATAAGAACTGGTCAGCCAACTGATTTAGACGTTCATCTGAATACTGCCATTTATATGTATTTGGTAAGTAGGTATTGACTACAGTACGAATTGCGTTCTTGACTACGTTAAGTGACATAAGAGGAACACCTTCACCAATACTAGCATCAGTAAGTGTATGGTCGAGTGTATCTACCTGGTCACCTGAAATAAATTTTCTATCTAACTTGATTTGTTCAAATAAATCTTTGAACTTTGTGTAAGAAGCAGATTCAAATTTCTTGAATCGCTGGATAAGGTCGTTATTTTCGATTTCTTCTGTCATATCTTATATCCTATAAAAAGATTTATGTGAGAATGTGGCTGTTAATCAGCTATATTTAATTCTACATTATTATTTATATTGTTGTATTTGTCCATCAATTCGCATTGTTCTTTGAGGTTGGCTAGTATCATCTTCCAATCTTTCTTATGACGTTCATCTCCATAAATCCAATGTAATACTTCATGAGTCTGTCTATTGAGAAGAACAAATCTGTCATCTTCTAATATATGATACTGATTGACATCTAGGCACCTGTGATGAAGATTAGCACCTTTCTGTATCTTTTTGCCAGTAACTGGGTCGAGCTTCTGTTCTTCTAGCTTCTTTTCTCTGAACTCTTTCCATTCTTTTGTCTTTCTAACTTTATCTTTTATTGACGAATTCTTTGACATTGATTACTCCATATTGAGATGTTGAAGTGTAATAAAGAAAGTCTGTCCATTTCTGTTCTTCCATATTGATTACTGTAGACTTTATTTTACGTTCTTTATTTGTATCTATGACACCGCAACCATAGTCAGTATCAACTACATATACTTCGTAGTTAAGTTCTTTAAATGCTTTATAATATGCTTTCCAAGTATCACCTGTCCATTCTTCATGCTGATGTGACTTATTATCCCATAACTGCATCTTTTCATTCTTTGGCATACAGTCATGCATTACAATAACTCCATTAGGATTTAAATGTTCAAGTGAGTTGCAGATGTCTCTGTATACTTGACTATGTTCATGAAGTCCGTCAATGAAGATAATGTCAAATTTATCTTTACTGTTCTTGAAATACTCATCAGATGTCATTTGCCAAGTAGCATTACATTCTGGGTCAGGGTCAATGGATTCTTTGTGTTCAATGTTAATGTGATTAAATGTATCACCTTTAAATGTACCAATTTCAAGGAATGTCTTGTAATTACGTTCATTTATAAATTTCTGTATTATATCATATCTTGTCATTTGTATACCTCTCTATATCATATTTATTTAACAATTATATTATATAACAATAGTATACATCTTCGTGAAATGACAAAAAATGACAAGGCAACTTTTATAAATATAATATCAGGAAGAGGAAAATAACATGAAAAGATACAAATTTATTACAATAGACATTGAAGGTGACATTAGTTCAAGAATCTGCAGAGATAACTTTACAGAAGATACACTTTACAGAGACCCTAATACGATTACTTGGCTATGTTCATTTTATAATGGCAAAAATCATAAAGCTATGGGCATTAGATTGCCACATGAACCTAGAAAATTCAGAAGTCTAAGAAAAGGTACTATTGAAAGCACTGTATTTGGTTGGCATAACCCTACAAATCAGTTCAATTATGGAATAACTGACTATGGAACATCTGAAAATGCTGCAGAATACAGAACATTCTTAGAATCTATTGCCAATATAATTAACTATTGCTATCATCACAAAATAATCGTATTTTTCAAAGGATTTAAGATGAATGGCAAAAATGACGCTTACGATAGAGAACAGATAGATAGATTGATGAAAA